CGATCGCGTGCGGATGTCCCACCGATCAGAGTCCTCCTCCCACAGAACGATATCACCGAGAGCTTTTGGCCCTCGGCAACGTCGCACATTTGTGGGGAGAGAATCCATCACGGAGAAACGCGCCTTAGGCGGCAGATTGTAGGACGTGTCCCGCAATCGTTCAGCCATAGCGTATAGCCCGTTAGCGAAAGCTATCAAGTCCTGCGGTCCCGAAGGCAGTTGCTTGAGGTAGTAACCCCTCACCGGTTTCCCAGCGAAGAAATCACCACCACAACTTTCTCGGAAAGGCTCCATACCGAAATAGGATTTCTCTCTATTCAGTTTGAAACCACTGAACCGTAGAACCGGCTCCACGAACTCATATGCCTGTGTAGGCATAATGATATCGTCCCCAAAAACAAACACATCTTTACCAAGCTCACCCTTGCCACCATGCTTACGCACGGCCGCGCAGGTAATCGCAGCGAAGATGATAGTTTCGAGTTCGAAAGTGAAACCGTTACCCATGCTGGAGAACTTCTCCAGCCGCACCCAACGGCCATCAACCTGAGTGTACTTGCAACGCAAGTCATCCAAGGCTTCGAACCATTTTGGTGGTAGCACGACCTTGACCAAGGTCGTACATACGGTGTCGCTTGCATTCGAGAGATCGAGTGTGGCGTACTCGCTTGACACAGAGGACTCACAGGCGACCTGCCTGTGTATGTCTTGAGCCAAGTCTAGATCCCAACCAGCATTGCGCAATCGCTCGCGCAACACCCTGCCAAGGGCTAACTGGTAGAAGACGTTGATCGATGGCTCCGCTGCAATGCAGCGGTCGATCAGCGCCGTCTTAGGAACCGTTGTGAAACGATTTCCACGAGACCAAGAAAACTCACCGTGACGGTGTGCAAAAGCTGCACCCCACTGGGTTCCTAACCACTGCGGTAGGTACCATATGGCGTCACGAGTCAGAGACGGATCACTAGACATTTTGTCAGGTACAGTGGTATTCCTGCCACGATCGGAAAACGTAGCACCGGGCCCGTGGCGCCCCCGACTCAGGTCGGGAGGCGTGTGGCCAATCCATGAGACGATGATTTTTCGCACAGACGAGAAGAACTCATCAATGCCCCGCTCGCGATCGG